TTAACTCAACTCCCCCCATGTCGTATATCCGTACCTTACTCCCCCGATTCTCAAGTGCTCGCTATGACGATGCTGTTGCGATTGCTAGAATTATTCGAGCTGTTGCAAGCGCGCCAAAAAGGATGGCAAGATTCGGTATTATAAATTATGATTCCGATTCTATCGTTTCTATTGTTCGTGCTTATTATCAGTATCTTACATTGAATCATCACCTAACCAATGAAGACGAAATTATATTACATAATGCTCGGTGCCTTACTAGGCTCTGTAACAGTTCTTCTGATGTCGATATTGAATCTTATCTTAATAAGTTGTATCGACTATTCCTTTATGTCAGTAAGTTCCTTAGGAATTGGCATCTGCCTCCCATCGGTGGTAATCTTGATTCTTATGCCAATCGTATTATGTTTATCCTCAAAACCGGAATAGAATATGAAAAGAAAGCGGACTATGTACGAATGTGTGATTCGTTGCGAATACAACAGACTTTGCCAGCCCCTATGCTTCGGTATTTCTATGTACCAGCCGAAGGATGCGAAATGGCGACCATTGGTATCGGAGAAGACGGAGAATATGCAGACGGATTTATTCGTCCCGTTAAAGAACAGATACACGTTCCGTTTGATGACCCCAGAATCCCACCTCTCGCGACTTGTAATTACATTAAATCCGCGAAGCCCGATACAAGAAGTGCCTATGATAGTGGGCAAAGTAGCAACTTACAAAAATGTCTTGATTTCCGTGCTTCTACCTTCTGTCGCGATATGATTAAGCATAAGAAACTTAATGACGCGAATGATATATTTAACCAGATGGTTTAATCTTTTAATTATTAACTATTTATGAGTGATTTTAATCCGCTAGACCGAGCGAAAATTGCCGTTCATCGCTCTTCCTTTGATTTATCTAGCAAAAAGTTGTTTACGGCAAAAGTTGGTGAAATTCTACCTGTTTATTGGCAGATTGCTATTCCTGGTAATAAGTATCGTATTAAATCAGATTGGTTTACTCGTACTGTTCCGGTAAATACTGCTGCGTATACGCGTATTAAGGAATACTATGATTTTTACGCTGTGCCGTTACGCTTGATTTCTCGTGCTTTACCTCAAGCGTTTACTCAGATGTCTGATTATATGACTTCTGCCGCTTCGATGTCCGAGAATTCAGAACAATTAACTTCCGTTCCGTATACCACTACTTCTGAGATTAGTAACTTTATCTCAAACGCTTCTGTTCTTTTGGATGATGCTAATATCCCTTATCGTTACGGTGCTTGTAAGTTGTTGGATTACCTGAACTATGGTTCTATCCTTGACCCAAATTCTTTGTCTAAGGCTATTGTAACTGCTGCATATACAGGTATTTCTGATTTGGATGATAATTTGAATCCTCTTCTTTATAAGAGGTCTGTTGCGGTTAACCTGCTTCCCCTATTGTCTTATCAGAAGATCTATTTTGATTTCTTTAGCAACTCCCAGTGGGAAAAACATCAGGCATTTGCTTATAATGTAGATTATTGGGACGGTACTTCCGCATTCACCAAACAGACCATGTCCTATACTTGGATGCAATTACGCTACTGTAACTATCCTAAGGATATGTTTATGGGAGTTCTTCCGGCGTCACAGTATGGTTCGGTTGCTGTTTTACCTGGTGTATTGTCTCCTACTGATAATCCGTCCCGTGTTTATGCTTATACTTCTGGTACTGGCTCTGTTGGTTCTATTATGAATTCTGCCTCTTCTAATAGTGTTACTACTAATAATACCTCTACCGCTACTCGCTATGCTACTCTTAATTCTGACCTTTCCGCCCTCGCAATCCGTGCAACAGAATACCTACAACGTTGGAAAGAGGTAGTTCAATTCTCCAGTAAGGACTATTCTGACCAAATGGCTGCTCAATTTGGTATTAAAGCTCCTGAATACATGGGTAATCATGCTCATTATATTGGTGGCTGGTCTTCTGTAATTAATATTAATGAAGTAGTTAATACTAACCTTGATACCGATACTTCTCAGGCTAGTATTGCTGGTAAAGGCGTTAGCTCTAATAGTGGTCATGAAATTACTTATGATTGTGGTGCTGAACACTGTGTAATCATGTGTGTTTACCATGCTGTTCCTATGTTGGATTGGGCTTCTACCGGACAACATCCTCAGTTATTGGTTACTTCTATTTCTGATTTTCCTCAGCCTGCTTTTGACCAGCTTGGTATGCAACCTGTTCCCCAAGTATCTATGGTTAACTCTAAGAATATGTCCGGCGATGGTACTGGAAATATTGGCTATAATCTTCGTTATTGGCAGTGGAAATCTGATATTGACCGTGTCAATGGAGCTCTCCGTCCTCAATTAGCTTATCAGGCATGGGCTGCGCCTTTAGGAGGTGAAAACCTTTTGACTCGTACTGGTCTTTGGAATTATAAATCTATGAAAGTATTCCCGTTCCAGATGAACTCTATTTTCTTACCCCAGGTTACTACGGCTAGTTATTCACTTGCTGTAGACCAGCTAATCTGTAATGTTAATTTTCAAGTTTATGCTGTTCAGAATTTGGACAGAAATGGTTTACCTTATTAATTTGTATTGTTATGAGAAGATTTGATTATATTCCCCCTACTCCTGAAATTGGAGATAAGTTTGGCCCTATTGATGATGTTGAGGGACATCCCGCTTATCAACCTGGTGTATTTGATACTGTTCAGACAGATGAATTACCAGATGGTTCATTAATCTTTAATGATATGACTGCCATCCTCCTTAATCAAGAAAAGTATCGTCGTCTCCTTGGTGATATGAATGTTGCTAATATCTTGGCTCAGATGCATCCGACACAGACTACTGCTATGGATGGTATGACAGATGAACAGCGTTTTGATTGTATTATCTCTCGCCATTGTCAAACTATGTCTGAGCGCCAGGCTGTATTGCAACAGTTGGCTTCTGAAAAGTCTGAACTTACGGCTTATGCCGAGGCTATGTTGGCAGAGCGAACAGTAGAGCCCGCTTCTGAAGCGTCCGCCCCTGCTGGTAGTGCTCAATGAAATTCTATGACATCGGAGAAAGCCCCTTAATGGGGTACTCCCAAAAACATATCGCTCCGCTTGTTCTTGGTGGCATTATTGCTGCTGGTGCTTCTCTTGCTGGTAACGCTATTGGTGCTGCCTCTCAGGACAAGACAAATCTGACTTCTATCGATATTAATCGTCAGAATAATGAGTTTAATGCTGCTGAAGCCGAAAAACAGCGTCAATGGCAGGAAGAGATGTGGACCAGGAATAATGAGTATAATAGTCCGACTGCTATGATTTCTCGTGGTCTTAATCCTTATATTGGTTCTTCTGTTGGTGCTGGTGTTTCTAAGTCTCCTGCCTCTGGAGGTTCTGCTGCTCAATCTGTCGGTATGCCATCTTTGCAAGCGTTTCGCCCTGATTTTTCTGATGTTGGTTCTGCTCTTGCTTCTATGGCTCAGGCTCGTGCTGCTATGATGAATGCTGAGGTAAACGCTGAACTTACTCCTTATAAGATTCAACAAATTCGTGGTGCTACTGATTATCGTAATATTGGTATTGGTGAATCTGGTTATTGGACTCCCTCTACCGGCAAACGTTCTGCTCTTCTTGATCAGTCTAAGGAATATCAAGAATTAAAGAATATGGAATTTGCTGCTCGCCTTACCTCTGCTCAAGAGGCCCAGATTCTTTTAGATTCTCAGGCTCAGCAGACGTTGAATAAGTATCTTGATGAACAGCAACAGGCTGATCTGTTTATTAAAGGTCAGACCCTTGCTAATCTATATGCACAAGGTGCTCTTTCTGAGGCTCAGTATAAAAATCAGATGGCTCAGGCTGTAAAGACTGCTGTTGAAACGAATGGTATTCGTATTAATAATAGGATTGCTGCTGAAACCGCTGATTCTCTAATTTACGCTAATATCCAATCTAATCGTGCTCGTGGTCTTTCTGACCTTTGGACTTCTAAGAATATAAACGTTCTTAAGAATGTTGAGTATAGCAAGGAAAAGTCTGTACGCGATTACTATAAATGGTCTGCAAAACAGAAGTCTAAGGATGTTAATTCTTACGAGCTTCGTAATGCCCTTGAGTATGGTACTCGTATATTCCAAGGTATAGGTAATTCTATTGGTCGTAAATAGTTTTATTCATCTTCTGTGTTTATTAGTTTATTCATGATTGGCTTGCTCGTGATGAGTAGGCCTTTTTTGTTGTTCTTTTTTTCCGAAAGTACGTTTTCTTCAGGTTTGAATCAAGCGAAGCCCCTAGTTGCGTCCGAAGGAAAATTGAGTTATCCTCTCAATTTCGTCTCTTCTTGTCCATAAACGCGCAACTCACACCCAACTGTAGAATCTGAATCTCCAAAAAAAAATCTCCAAGTTATTTGCTTTTTTGAAAGATATTTCTTTCTTTTGCCCCCTGTAAAAACCAATTCATTAGTTTATTAACATTTAAAATTTTACAATTATGCAGAAATTTATTATTTCCCTTAAAGAAAAACAGACTGGTCGCGATATTTTACCGCCTTATATTGTCAATTCTCTGGATGGTCTTGGAAATTATTCTGAGCGAGTTTCTCCGTTGGGTCTTATTGTTATTGTGGATTCAATTAAAGAAGAAAATGATTTTGTCGAACTTAAAACTCAAGCTGATGAAAAATAATAATATTTGGAAAATCGTAATTGGAGCTATTTCTGCTGCTCTTGGTTATATTCTTAATGCTATCGGGTTATGAATTCTGATCTTATGCATTTTCTTGATAGTTTGCTTTTTTTTAACTATCATTTTACAATAACGAGTGCTTATCGCACTCCAGAACAGAATAAAGCTGCTGGAGGTGTTCCCACCTCTCAGCACTTAAAAGGCGAAGCTATTGACTTCAAGCCTTATGGTTCTACGACTTATAATCAGTTGTTACTATACATTATGGATAATGTTGAATATGATCAGTTCATTATTTATGATGGATTCATGCATATATCCTTTAGCTCAAGGAATCGTCATCAATTAATCGATAAAAGAAGGTAATTATGAAATATACTCCTGATTTACTTAAAGTCGCTGATCATTGCCAGCATCGCTCTTTTATAACTAATCGTTACACAGGCCGACGTATTGCTGTAGATTGTGGACAGTGTGATTACTGTATTTATAAGCGTGCTCAAAAAGCGTCCATGCGTGTGAAGACCGCTGGAAGTGCTTTCGAATATTCTTATTTCGTGACGCTTACTTATGATAATGAGCATATCCCTTTGATGAATTGTGAGGTGCTGCATAATGAGTATGAAGATGCTTTAAGTATTTCAGGAGATAAAGTTTTTGGTTATGAGAAACATTCGTATATCCCGGTATCCGAATATAGTTGCTCAGATACATCTCGCTTGCGTCATATATTCTTTACACAAGTACAGGGTACAGTGCCGTATAACCGTGAGTCGTCTCAGTATGAACCGGTTAAGGATAATTGGTTTCTTTCTATGGATGCTATCCGCTCCTTTATTGCTAAGACGAAGTCCGCTACACCTTACGGTAAAGAGGGAGAACTTTCCGCTAGATACGGAGATAATCTTATCCCTTATTTGAACTATGTCGATGTTCAGAACTATATTAAACGATTGCGTAAACATTTAAAAACAGCTTTAGGTTCTTATGAAACGTTACATTTCTTCGCTGTGGGTGAATACGGACCAGTCCATTTCCGCCCGCATTATCATATCTTATTATTCACGAACTCGAAAGAAGTCTCAAAGGTATTACGACAGTGTCATGATAAGAGTTGGAAACTCGGTCGTTCAGATTTCCAGGCTTCCCGCGGTGGAGCTTCATCGTACGTTGCGAGTTACATTAATAGCTTTTGCTCTACTCCCCTATTATATAGATCATGCCGTGCGTTTAGACCCCGTCAAAGAGCATCTATTGGATTTTTTGAAAAAGGCGAGGTTTTTGAGGAAGGTGAAGACATCTATCACGCGATTGAGCAAAAAATCGATTCTGTCGTTAATGGAAGAATCTATAACTTCAACGGGATTAGTGTTAACTCAACTCCCCCCATGTCGTATATCCGTACCTTACTCCCCCGATTCTCAAGTGCTCGCTATGACGATGCTGTTGCGATTGCTAGAATTATTCGAGCTGTTGCAAGCGCGCCAAA